TTTGCGGCAGGCACACATTTAGGATAGTTTTTTCTTTTCTCTCCACCAGATCTACCACATTTAGGATATGATCCGTCAGATTTTTTGTTGGCAATATCTACCCAGTTTTCACCAACCCATGCTCTAAGCCCTTTTTTTGCCATGTTGTTTCCTTACACTATTTTTACCACTTTTAAATATAGATGCTACTTTATTTTTACCCATAACTTTTGCTCTTTGTTCACCTACAGTTAGAATTTGTATTTTTCGTGCAAATGGTTTATTGACTTTTTTAACTTTTGACACAGTTTTTTTTGCATCGCTTGGCGTAGCAAATTTAATACCAACAGTGTCTTTTGGATTTTCATCTGTGTATAATCTTCTACCAGATCCTTTAGGTTTTTTACCTGTACCTAATTTAGGATCTTTTGCCATTATTTGTAACTTGTTTCTTTTCTTTTGCTTTCCATTACTGCACCACAGCCTCTAGCTATACCACCAATGTTCATATGTGATACTTTTTTTCTAGATTGCGATAATTTATTGCCATTGCCTATCATACCACCACTAGCTTTTTTGTTTTTCTTACCGCCTGGTGTAATTTTACCACTGCAAACAGCACTAGCGTACATATTTGCATATGCTGAGGGATAGACATCGAATTTCCGCTTGGCCGCAGCTTTTCCTCTTGGACATAATTTACCCATTTTAGTTATCTCTCCTTTTTTTCACGTTTCTGTCTTTATCTGCCTTATCTAAGGCTACATTTGCACGTAATTGAGCTATATCCTCTTGGCTTTCTATCTTTTCACGTGTTAATTTATCAGTTTGCATCAGTTTTTTCTCATCTAATGCCTGTTTTTCGCCCATTGCTAGTGCTTTTAGCTCTAAATCGTCCTTTCTAAGGTCAATTTCTTGCTGTTTTAGGTCAACTAGAGGGTCGTTACCAATATTATCCATCATTTCTTGCTCTTCAGCAACCATTTGTTCTGTAATTTCAGCTATTTTTATAGCAACACCACTTTCTGTGCGTTGTGCTAGCCCTTGTTGTTGTTCTGGAGTCAATTGTCCACCACTTTGTTGCATGATTTGTTCCATTTCAGGTGCCATTTCTTCTTGAACAATCATTCTAGCCATAAATCCTACGTGTTCTGATATATGTGCTTGTAAAATTGTCATAGTTGCAGGGTTTGCCTTAACTAATTCTGATGACATGAACGCTCTATGGGCACGAATATGTGCAGAATGATCTTGTTCAGGGAACGGAATAGGTGGCATACCATTCAAAGTTCCTGCATTTTCTATTGCAGGGTCTTGTGCTTGTGGTTCTGCTGGTGGTGGTAATAACTTTTCTATGTTTTGCACACCCAGAGCTGCGTACATTCTCATGTAGGCTTCTCGTAAGTCATGCATTTCAGGATTAGACTGTGCTAATTGTAATTGAGATTGTGCTAGAGTAACTCTTTGTGCCATTGAAAAGATGTTTGGATCGGAAACTGGAATGACATCTACTCTCTCATCAAAGTCAGACTGTTTTACATTTTGCTCTGCACCTGCAATTTTGTAGGGATAATTAACAGGTAAGTAATCTGCGAATACTTTCGCTAATAATTTAAATTCTGTTTTTTGTGCATAGTGTAATCTTTTGTGTATAGCAGACATTACTTTCATACCACGTTCTAAAATAGCCATGGTTGTTCCGACAGGTTGTTGCTGACTGCCAGCATTTTCACCCATCATCATATCTGCAACACCTGCAAATCTTCTACCTGCGTCTACAACAAAACCTAAAAGACTAAATAAAGTTGCACTAGGTTCTTTGTAAGGTAACGGCATGAGCGATTCACGTAGATTACCGCCAGGCGCATCCACATCTCTCCACTCGCCAGGATTGATTGCTTCATCATCATCTCTGATTCTTAGACCTCTTGCTTTGAAACCAGCAGGTAAGTTAGATAGAGTTCCTGCATCTACTAATTGACGTAGAGCTGCAGTTGCGGTTCTTGATAAACCACCGAGCATGTGAATTAAACCAAAGCCATAAAATCCTAGGCCAGGTAAAAACTTAAAGTGTGTGAAGTATTCTTTCTTTTTACGTAGTGGATCTCCTTGATTCCAGTTACGATAGATAGATAGAATTTCACCAGAGTCTTCGTCTAGAGTAACAATGTAAGGTAACATGATGCCTGTTTTTTTATTATTAGCACCCATGTCCTCGAAACCAGGTATATCTAAATCAACGTGCATTTCTAAAATATTGTGCTCGTCTTCTGCAAAAGAAACTTGTTCTACGCCTGATAGCTCATCTTGTTTTTCTTTAATGTCAGATGGATTAACTCTGTCAGCTCGTAGTTCTATGTCTCTGTAAAAACCTGATACTTGATTCTTTCTCAAGTCGTTGTGTTTCATTTTTACAACATGTGTGATTCTGTTACAGGATTCTAGATCTGTAATAAAATAAGGTACAACCAAATCTTCTGCGGGTACAAACTTTGATACTGCTCTTTCTAAAGTGGCATCATAGTAAACTTTTTTAAATGCAGATCCTGCCAAAGGTAAATGAAATAGCATTTGATCTAGCTCAGGATCAAACTCTTGCATCTCACAAGTAATTTGATAGTTCATAAATTCTTTGACTCGTTCTGATTGTTGTTCTACCTCTGGTGTTGCATCACCCATAATCTCTGTTCTTACAGGACCACCAGGGGGTAATAATTCTTTATAAGCTTGTGCTTGAAACTGTGTGACGGCTTCTGCAAGTAAAGGATGAGTGACACCCGCAGCTCCTGCAAAAGGTTTTGATCTTTCTTCATATTTAAATCCAAGAAGATCTAATCCATCTTTATATGTTTTCTCCCAATCAGATCTAGAGTTTTTGTCATCTTCAAAATTTTTCTGTAAATCAGATGATAGTTTTTCTAATATATCTTCATCAATAAATTCTGCTAAATTAGCAAAATAATCACCCTGTGATTGTTTTTGAGTCGGATCAAAATCAAGAGTCACCCCTCCATCTTGTTCCTCTATAATTTCATATCCCTTGGTAGTGTTTTCTGGTTCGGGTAATTGTATTTCCTCACCCACGCCTTCTACTTCTAAGGGTTGTTCAAAGTTTTGATTAATTCGTTTTTCTACCATCTACTGGCTCCTATTGGAGATAATAACTCATTTACAGAAATTATCGGTGTATATAATATACTTTTTTTCACTAGACCTCCATCTTTTTTATATGCTTTATATGGCATCAACATATCAGGTGTCAACTCTATCATGAAGGTGTCTACTGCTTCTCCCGCATGTCCAAAATCAACTTTACCCACTTCTACTTTAGAACTTTTCATGTTGGCTATTTTATTCAAAGTCTCTTCCACATTACTTGTAAAGTGTGCTCCCGTGTGATCATTAAGATTAGGACCACCGTACTGCATATCATATGCAACCATTGTTCCATTTCTATCAATGTTGTCTGGTGGCAACTCTACACCTCGTCCTCCTCTGTATGCCTTGATTGCTTTTGCAGGTGCAACTGCGTAATAGGCAGGTGCGTCTTGGTTCACGACTAATTTACCTGATTCATCGAAACTAAATCGAGCTTTCGCTGCGTGATACAAATCGTTTTTAATAATTGCATCTACCCAGTCTTTTTGATCTTTAAAAGGTATGTTAGGAAACAATTCTCTTACATCTATATTATCAATGGTTGCATTTATTTCAGCAAGAGCTTTGTCTCTTATTTTAGCGGCTTCCCCTAATTCTTTAAAACTTTCTTTTGTAAGATCATCAAGTTCCATGTCTGATATTTTTTGAAAAACAGCGTCACTATCAATCAAAGCATCAATTGATTTTTTAAGTTGTGCATAAGTTGCGGGCATAGGTCTAAACACATTTTCCAACCTTTTGTACAAGTTGTCTAATTCTTCGCTTTGGCCAGGTAGTATGTTAGGTCTATCTTGTATATAATTTCTGATCTCTCTTTTTATATTAGCTTTTAAAGACGAAGCTTTTTGTAAAAAGTCAGATTGTATTTCATCTGCAACATTCACTTTAATATTTCTATTATTTAATGTTGCGTTACGATGACTGTTTAATGACCAACCCACTACATAAGGCTCTCCATTTAAAGTATTTCCTTGTGTACTAAATTCAGGACTGGTTTGCACTTCACGCATTGAACGATGTCCTTCGTATCTTCTTACTTCATCTGGAAGAGATCCTATATCTCCACGTATATCTTTAGAGTCTAACCACAGCACTCTTTCTACTCTAGTGCCTGGTAAATAACCATCGTGTCTACCTGAATTACCATACTTCAAGGTCCCCGTTACGTCACTATAAGAAACAGACTGTATATAGTTAGTAGGTGATGTGTCGACTAATTCTTTAATTTCAGCATAAGATATTTTTTCATCGTTTGTAAACTTACCTGTCTCTCTGTTAAAACCACCTTTTTTATTTAAATAAGATCGAACGTATGAGTCATACAATTCTCCTTCTTTTATATTTTTAGATCTAAACCAATCATGCCAATCTTTTGCTGACATGCTAACTCTTTCTGAGGTAACATTCGTGCCTTTAATATTTAAGGTGGGAGCATTTATTAAATCATTAAGATCTGAATAATATAGTTTATTATTACCCGACCCAATAATCGTTTCAGGTGTAACAGTAGGAACTAAAGATGTGCCTGGTTTGGTTGTGATGTTTTTCTTTTTTTGTTTGATAGGCACTTCTACTTCTTTGACTGTAAATGTTTTGCCTTCTCTTTCACCTAATATCAAAGATTTTTGTGTGGCATCATCAATGCTTTTGCTTTGATATACCTTATTGCCGTTCTCATCAAAAATATTATATCTCTTCTCCATTAAAGGAGCTTCAGGTCCAGTTAATTGTTTTATATCATCTGATTTTTTTACAATCTTTGGTGTGTCTCCCACCAAAAAGTTTTTGGGTAGAGGTAATGCTTCTGCTTGAGGAATAAGTATGTTGCCAATAGTAGTAGCAGCTTTTGATAAGAGCGATTGGTTCTCTTGTTCTGTTTCTGCATCACCGCCTTTGTCAAAGTTAGTGGGTTTACCCTCACCTATGTAAGGAGCGTCACCTTTAATAAACATTTCATCAGAAGACGCATCTCCTGATTTTGGTCTTGCATTTGATATTTTAAATGAAGAAGGATTATTAATGTAACCATCCATTCTCATATCAAAGAAAGCTATATTTTCTTCAAGTGTGTTAGCTTTATCTCCTACTTTTGCTTGTAACATTTTAAAAACATTGTCTGGCATTTGTTTGTCTGAAAATCTTAAATAAGTTTGTAATCCTCTTTCAGTCATTGACTCATTAACAGATACAAGTTTATCCAAGTTTTTTTGAACATCGTTACCATTTTTAATATCAGCTACAATTTTTCTAATAATATTTTCATACTGTCTTTGTGTTCCAATGTTGTGAGCCGCATAATTGACATTTAAAAATGCTGACTGAAACATTTGACCCTCTAGATTTTTTGCTTTTTTAAATTGTTCACCTTTAACAGGTGTTGTTGCTTTTGTAGCTCCAATAGGCATAATGTGTGCCATTTGTGCATTAAAATGTGTGGAGGCATAATCATAAGCCATAGCCTCTACATCATCGTTTATTGAAGCGGCTCTATCTGGATATTTTGTTTTATACTCTGATACAAACTGATTTCTAAATCCCTCATTATTCATTACGCTGTCAACGAATTTTTTTATAGAATAATCTGTTAAATCTTTTGCGTGTGAAATTTTTGATAAATATTCTTCATATGATCCTGGCTCTTTAAAAAATTCATCTTTAACATATGCGAATAAATTTTCTCTTTTTTTTCTCATGTCAGCTTGATTATACTCAGGATTAGGATCATAAATGGGTTTTCCTTTTTCATTTAGGACAGCTTTACCGTCTGCATCTAATCTTTTAATTTTATTAGGAACAAAACCATACTCATTCATAAATTCTACAAATTCTTTTTCATTTCTTCCGCAGCATTGACATTTTTTTATTGCATTTAATTCTTCATATTTTTCTTCTGTAATTTTGTACGTTGTCATCATTCTTCTTTTTCTGACTAATTCAGGAAACTTATGATAAAATTCTTTTCTTTCTTTTTTTATTTTTTCTTTATTTTTTAAATAATTTAAACGATCATATTCTCTTTTCTTTTCAATATCTTTTGATCTAATTTGTTTTAAATAATTTTTATATGCTTCGTGTTTCTCCGGATGTTTTTTCCAAAGTTTTTGTCTTGATAATCTTGTTTGCTCGTTTTTACACAAACGACATTGATTTCTTAAATATCCATCAAATCTAAATTCTGTGTGCGGAAATTCTTTGTTACAACTTTTGCAGACTTTCATTCATCTTTTTTTTTCACGATGCTATCTGGTAAAATATTCAATTTCTTTTTTAATTCGTAGTTCTCAATACGCAGTTCACTATTCTTATCGTATGCTTTTTCTAATTGTTTGCTGACAAATTTTAGATTAGTTTTTAATTCTTTTATTTGTTCTTCAGGATCTTGTTTCGGCATCTATGATAGTTATTTTTTTTGACTTCTTAATAA